AGGGATGTCTGAGGGGTTTCCTGATTACGAAATATTTATACCTAAGGGAACGTTGTACATAGAGATGAAGGATCCAAAGAAAAAGCTAAAGAAAGGGAATGTTATGGAGGATTGGAAGGATGGACAGAAAGAAAGAGGAGGGCTCAAGAGAGCACAAAAAGAATGGATTGAATATTTACAGGGCAGGGATCATACAGAATCATCTGTGTGCTACGGAGCAGAAGAGGCAATAGCGTTTGTAGAAATTTTTCTTTAACCCCAAAGCCTCATGGCAGATAACAAAACATCACAGGCAATAGTTGACAAATTTTTTGAAGATTTTGATTGCCATGAAGATGGTAATTACGACGAAAGAGATATTAGTAAGTATTTTACTGAAGCCCTTGATTCCTACCGCAAAAAGGTGATCAAGGAGTGCATTGGAATAATTCAGACACATGATGAAGGGGATGGTAGCTATTGCGATACTGGTGAAGATATGGAGTGGGGATGCAGGAGTACGTGTGTTGAGAAAGCAGTTCAAAGACTTTTATCCTCCCTAAAATGAAAACACCTACACCAATTTCACAAAACACTTCTCAAGACCCAGAGCAGATTGAGATAGCAATTCCTACACCCCCACAGGCTGAAGATTGGAGAGAGGGAATACGAAAAAGAATTGTAGAGATAAATGGAGATTCCGCTGGGAGGACTTGGATTCCAGAGGATCATTTCTGGGAAGAGTTAGGGCGGCAAAAGAAAGAACTCGAAGAGGAATACTTGTCTAAATTTGATGAAGACTTCAAAGGTAATTATGACAACTTTATGGCTAGAGAATATGCTATTAAGGAGAAGCACAAGAAGGAGAAGGAGCATTTGAAGAAATACAAGCACTATTTTAAATTGACATATCACGGGGAGGATCCAGAAAGAGCAGGAACAGCGTCAGGTTTAACTCCTTAATTTCACCCCCTAACAATGCCACGAAATCCGAATGGTTATCAAACATGCTTAAAATGCGGGAACATTCCGTTTCCAGATGAGGATGTGTCAATTTCAAAAGGGTGTCCTATTTGTTACAAGATTGAAAAACAAGCAGTAGAACGTTTTAAGGAAGAGTTATGGAAAAAGACGTATGAAGAAAAACCACAAAGATACCGATTGAAATGGCTAGATGTTGATGAAATCTTTAGAGAATCTTTTCCCACCGACCAATGAAAAAACAACTTCTAGAGATAGGCAAATGGATAGCAGTGATTCTTGTATTTGCTGTTGTATTAGCTGTGATTGCAGCCCTCATATATGCTTGTTACTTCTCATTTACAATGATATTTGAAGGAGTTGCGTTAGGAAACTGGTATTACATTGCAGGAGGTACGATTATTCTTTTACTTATTTTCAAATGAAAAAACAATCTACTAAGGCGGAGAAGATATTGCACTGGATTGCTCATATATTGAATTGGAATTATGGAATAGTGCATTCTGAGCTGAGAGGAAGTGAGATATGGATAGGATTCAAGTGTTCTGCTTGCGGAAAAATAGAAGGATTACATTGTGCTGATAAAGCAATCAACTCCTCCCAATAACTTTTAACCTTTTATTTTTTAGATATGAAGAAATATATCATAGGAATGTACAAATCGTTTTGGGAGCTTAGTATGCCTTGGGCCTCTGTATTTGTTCTCATGATATGGTGCTTGTGGGGAATCAAAGAATGGGATATTAATCCGTGGATGCAAATATCATTTTTTGCACTATTCGTTTGGTCGATGCATCACAAGCCCAAATAGCCCATTTACATTAAAGGCTTCAAGAGGGAGAGGGCTAGGCGGTCATGACAATAATCATGACACCGATGCCTATCTCTCTTCAAGTTTTTAATCACATACATTGACTTTTTACACTTTTTTTGCTAACTTATGGAAGTAGAAGCACCACTAATTGAGAGATTACCAGAGGGTGAAACGATATGTCTCGTTGGACACAAAGGAAAAAATAAAGAGATAATAGACGTATTGTCAGATTGTGATTTTAAAAGATGGCACGAGGGAGAAAAAAGAAGATTACTACTTGAGGTGAAGGAGAAGATAATGAAAGAGATGGCAAATCAAGGAATGATAGATGAGGACGAGATCGAATCAATATTTAATGAATACCTATGAAGGTAGAAAAAGAAAAATGTCAGCGTGGTATTGATGGAGATAATGGGAAGTGTGATAATAAGGCAAAAGAACTGCATAGATGTCCTTACGATGAAGAAATAACAGGAAATGAAGAATTATGTAATTGTTGCGACGACTGTGCAAGAGAGTGTGCTTGGGAAATTTAAGCCATTTTATGACCTCACAAAATAAAACCACAGGCAATAAATGTGAAGACAATGAAAAACGTCAAATGGGAATGACTAGTGTGTATATTGAAATAGAAAGGGGATATATTGAATTAGACTTTATTCCTTGTGAGGATGGTGTTGAATGGAAGGAGTGTCGAGAAGTTGAATCGTTACCATTTCCAGAAGCAATTGTTTTAAAACCTTCATGACCTCTAAAAAACAAATCACTGGGAACAAGTGTGAAGACAATGGATTTGAACATGCATGGGAAGATGTAGGAAACGATTTTAATGTAACAGTGTATCCTCCAGAACCTGTTGACAAACAAGAAACCTGCAAGAACTGTGGATTGGGAAGGGCTCATAGAAGCAAAACAAAGGAATGGATAGAATACAGTGACGGAGTTGATAGAGATGGGGTTGTTGGAGGAGATTTTACTAAAACGACTACAGATGTACCTTCTAGTGGAACAGGTGGAGGAGGTATCACAACTCTTAAGGAAATAAAATCATACTGCTCATGACCTCTAACACTACACCACCAGCAAAGAAAGAAGACAAAGATGTAAAACTTGAAGACATGCCAGATTTTTATGAACGGTTGGAAGAAATTGTCGATAAATTTAGACCTTTTTATGAATAAACCCCTTACACCAAAGGCTAAGAAGAAAGAAACTATAAAATTTGAAATGCTAGACAATGATAAATATGTAATGGAAATAAACGAAAAAGGAGAAATGAAATTTGTTCTTAAAAAACCACAAGAATGAGTACACAAAAGAAAAAGCTAACGGCTAAAGATAAGAAGTTTTTAGAAGAAAAAGGAATGATTCTTACCCTTTTGGGACGGGTGAAATACTCACATGGTGCTACGATTAAAGAAATGATGTTACATGATGCTGAGAATGAGGAAAGAGCAGACAAACGAGTTATGAGTATACTTAATAATGGATTTACACTTAACACTGATTATGCCAACTCCTAAACAAAAAACAGCGGCCAAGAAAATAGGTGAAAATAGGAGAAACAAGAAAACTTTGGGAAAAATCCTAGAGGAATCAGGATATTCAGAGCATACAACTACTAAGCCTTCACAGGTAACAGAGTCTGCAGGTTTCAAAGAAGCTGCTAAACCCATCATTCAACAATTAGAAGAAGCACGACAACAAGCACTCAATAGAATGAAACAAACTGTTGATAAGGCTTCTTATGCTGATACGACAAGAACTGCTAAGGATTTCACTACAACTATTGAATTATTAGGTGGTAAGCCCACAGTTATTACAAAGGATTTAACCCAAGAACAAGTTGACCAAGGTATTAGAGACGGCCTCGCCTACCTCAAAAAGTCTGGCGCTTTACCAGAGCATTCAGGACAAGATCCAGATGGTGAAGAAGGATCCTTTGAAGTTCGCGAAGCGGCATCCTAAACAACAGGAGGCACACGAGAGTATGAAACCTATCAGAGCATTGTTCTGGGGTAATCGTGTGGGAAAAACAGAATGGGGAGCTATGGAGGTGGTAGAGGTGTTACTTGGGACACATCCATTTATTGCTCAAGGCGATATATGGAGTTTCTGCCCGTCGTATGATGAGCAGAAGGATACAACGCAAAAGAAGCTGTTGCAGTACATACCTGAAGGTATGATTGATGAGGCTAAGAGCACATGGGTCAGAAAAGGTATCTACAAGGAAATACATCTTAAAACAGGACAAAAAGTCACATTTAAAAGTTATGAACAAGGTCGTGAAAAGGCTCAGGGAGCAGGGAAGACAATGATATGGTTTGATGAAGAACCTAGTAAGGAGATATTTGAGGAGTGTTTTGTGCGACAAGAAGCAGGAGTGGACCTATTTATCATCATGACTATGACACCTGTAAAAGGTATGACATGGGTGTATGACGATATTTACTTGAACACAAAGAATCCAGACATCTTCGTATCTACAGCAGGATGGGACGATAATCCTCACCTAGAAAAGAAGCAGAAGGCACAAATGGAACGAGGATTATCAGCACAGGCGTTGAAAGTACGTAGAGATGGGAAATTCGTGAAGATGGTAGGGCTAGTGTGCAGTTGGTTTAACAGAGATATACACGTTATAGATATGAAAGAGATACCCGAAGGAGAGACATATATGGGTATAGACTTTGGATTCTCAGCACCATGTGCCTGTTTATGGGTCAGAATTGACCGTGAGTTCAATTGGTGGATATTTGAGGGGTTCTACCGCAAAGGACTCATAACTCCCGAAATAGCGAAGCTGATACGTCAAAAAGAGGGAAGGATACCAAGAGTCACAAGAATAGCTGACTCAGCACAAGCAGCTGATATCGAACAGTTGAATGATTCAGGGATAGTTATTGAGGGCGTATCAAAGACAACAGGTACAACTAAAGAGAATTGGGATCAGTACAGAGCAAGACTTATGGAAACACAAGGACGTGTACAAGAACTTACAGGAAAACCTAAAGTCTTTATTTCTAAGGACTTAACAGACTTAAATAGCGAAGGGATACCATACAATTTCCTTGTGAAAGAGATTGAGAATTTACGTTGGGAAGAAGTTAAGACATCTGCAGGTATAGAGCAGAAGCCTGTATGGGGAAAACAACCTAATCATGCGGTAGATGCACTTACATATATTATGACTACCATAGATGAACCTACTGAACACAAGGAGCAGGTAGAGGAAAAAGGAGAATTGACAACTATGGCAGAACAGATGGATAAACTTTGGGATTGACTTGTGTACACAAATTTGATAGTGTGTACACAATGAAGATAACAACTCGCGAGCTAAGGGAAAACCTAGCTTCCTACCTTATGGCTGTACAAGATGGAGAGGTATTTGTGGTGATGAAACATGGAAAAGAGATAGCAAAACTGATGCCTTGTGTACACAATGAAGAAGTGCGTACACAACCAGAAACAGAAAGTGTACACATTCGTCCTTTAGTAGATAAAAAAGCAATAGCAGATGAAATAGTTCGCGAAGTTGAGAACAGACCGACTCCACAGACAGAAGTTCCACTCACGCAAGAATGTGATAGATGTAATATATTGAGAGAAAAATTATGGGAGTTGTATTATGAAGGAGAAGCGTTAGCGATATGCAAAGAATGTTTTGGAGGGATGATTCCACCTCATAAGTTAGAAGCGTATTTGAAGACCTTACAAAGAGTAGAAATAATTCCAAATTCACATTTATTTCCTCCTTCTAGTTTTGACATGAAGCCAAGAGGATCGTTTGATGACTTCACACCAATGCCTAAGCCAGTGAAGAAGAAGAAAAAGAAGAAATAACTTTTATCTATATTCATGAACAATAAAACTGCAAAACTCATAGGCAAATATGCACTTAAGATGAAGAAGTCCAAAAGAAGTTTGAAGAAGAACTGGAATCTTTTATCAAGGACTCAAAGGAATGAGATAAGGAAAAAATTGGAAGCAGATTTAAAACAGTTTTAGTTCTTTATTTGAAAAGTTTATGAAGAAAATACTATTTACATTATTGGCGGTATTGATCTTTTCAGGGTGTGGAGGAATGACGGATAAAGAAATGGGAGAAAAGATTCAATCATGTAAGGATAACGGACTTTCATGGGAGGAGGCTAATAATAAGATTGATTGTGATGATCCAGACACGAGTTGTAGATATACATGTAGATATTTGTTTGATGGAGTAGCAGACACATGGGGTGCTGATGGTGCAGGAGAAG